ATTTTACTATCCCGCTTGCTTTGGTGGTTTGTATTATCCGCTGAACGATATCACCTGAACGGCTGTCTTTCATTGAGTAAGTTTGTGAATAGCCTACAAATGAAATTAGTATTAATATGATTGTTATTAGACGTCCCATTGTGTTCCTGTATTAGTCCAAACTCCTGCAATCTTTTCCTGTAAATAAATTGTATCTCCGCTCAAATAAACTCTTGCCGAGCCTGACCCTGTCGGATTCTCTGGGTCTGCATTTACCACCTCGCCAGTTAATCGCTCAACTAAAAACCCGCCCACTATTCGGGGGGCTAAAGCATCCGAGCGGTTGTACTCTGTTAAATCCTGTTGAACACAATAATTAATCGCCACACTCATTAACTCGTTGGCTTTAATCATTACGCTTTCTTTATATTTTGCTCTCTGGGTATCTGTAACTCCGTTTGCATCCTGTGATGTTAATTGAAATACTCCCCTGTTCGATAATTCAAATGCCAGTTCCTCAAATGCAACATATTTCACATAGTATGCCAAAGCGGGTTTAACAAATTCCATTAATCCCGAATAGTCACCAATGTTATTAATCAAATCCGTATATAAGTCATCCGTCAATGCGGGGCGTATGTATTTCCATTGCGCCACATTTACGTCAGATTTTTTAATTCTGTCATTGTCAATATCCCTGTTAAATGCTATGTCGATTATGTCTGCTATTGTTGCTAACATTATTTCTTGAGTTGATAAATTAAAATTTGTTGTGCGGGGTCTAACTTGTCAAATGACATTCCCCTTGATTCTCTCATTTCCCAAACTGTCATTAAATCGGTGTCGCTTATTTCCTCTGTCGGGGACTCGTTAATAAATTCGATTTCCCCGTATTTAAAGTCCCCCAGTAAGCCGTTCAGTACTTTTGTGTATTCAGCTTGCTTCGGGAGTATTGAACTCGATAGAGCCACTTTATATTCATCGTTTATTCTGTTGGTGTCAAAGCCTGTTGCGTCCTGATAGCCTGCCAAACTTCGATACCATGAATGAATCATAACCAATTGGTTGTTGGTAACGTCTTTTAAATTTACATAATTACCCTCAACCTCTTTACGAAAGTCGATTAACTCTGGTTTTATTCCTGTGTCCCCGTTATAATAACCAATTTTTAACTTGCCGTGATTTTCTGCTCCTGTGTCCTCTGCCTGTATTTTGTCGCTTAATTCTTTTGCTTCGGTGTCTGAAACATTTGGTATAAATAACATTCCACTTATTGCATGGCTGTTTTCTAAATCGGATTTGTTAGACTCGTCAACTAATCCACTTATAACCGCTGTTCTTAATCCAGCATACCAGGTAGGAATACCATTTATAAACTCGGGTTCGTATTGCTTTTTCCAAATTACAGACCGCATTAATCCGTCCTCCTCAACAAAGTTTGGGTATATGGGACGCTCTATAATATCGGGTGAATGAAGTGTTACATTTTTCCAAGTCGGGTGAAAAAATACCCTGTCTAAATCTTTTCCTATTCTGCCTTTTGTGGAGTCAACATGGTATAATTGTAAAAATGATTTTCGGCTGTCAGTTACTATGTCAATAAAAGTATTGCCTGTGCTAAATTCATCGTACATTAATCTACTGACAATTGTTTTTAAGTCGCTGCCCTCATTATTAATTGCACCTTCCAGACCGTCAATTCTCGACCCTGATGTGTACCTAACTTTTGAGTTTAACAACGCCCTGTGATTTGAAACAGTACGCCCCAATAATGAAAACATCTGCGGGGCCTGATTGTCTGCTCCAAAATTTAACCACTCGCCCGTAAAAGGTGTTATAACCTGCGGAGTAAGAAAATCAATAGCTTTATTTTGTATAATTATTTCTTTCATGTTACTAAAAAAGGGGGACATTCCACCCCCCTTTCCCTCCTTTTCTGAATTAACTAAAACACTCTATTTCTTTTTTTCCTCGATGAATGGATGCTTCATGTCAAAAAGTAATTTCAACTCCTGCTGAGTTGCATTTTCCAATATAATCTTTTTTCGTTGATTAGGAAAATAAACAACTGTGTCTTTTGCTTTGCCACTCTTTACAATATATGTCATTAGTTCCAAGTTATTAATGCTGATGTTCCCGCTACTATTGCAGCGTTTGTTGTTGTGTCGAAAGGTACTGGGTCGTAACCCGTTTCGCCCTCTAAAGTGATTGTGTAAGCACTTGTATCCTCGTCAGATGGTTTTACCCCACTGTCAAAGTTGGTAGTGATTTTGTTCAGAGGTCGTTTGCCTAATTCTGTACCGTTCCACCCTACAAGCCAAGCCTGTGAATTGCCGTCCAATACAATTGCTACCGCTCCACAAGTCGCAGCGTTCACAAGTGATTGTTTTGCTGTTACAAGTGTTTTGGTCATCTTACTGAATTTTGATTCAATTTTGTTATTCTGGAAAAACGAACTTCCGCCCGCACCCTCCATTGTTAACTTAATAGAATCAATATCAGCATCAAATTCATGGAAAGTTGCCTCCGCTACGAATGTAATCGCTGCCACCTCCAATGCTGTTACTGTTACCGTTGCAACGCTCGCCACTTCCAGAAAAAACAGGTTTTGATTACCTGGAATATTTGTTGTGCAAGTCTTTGCATAGTTTGCTATTGCCATTTTATTTCTTTTTTATTGGTTTCTCAAATAGATGTTCATACCCTTTTGTTTTGCTCAACGCAAGTAAGGTTTTATAATCTGCTGTACTAAAATCTATCTCACCCTTAGTTGGGTGAAATAGTTTCATAGTCAAATTTTCTTTTTTCTAGTTTCATAACTTAATATGCTACAACTGTTAATTCTGGTAACCAGTAATCGCCTCCAACTGAAAGCTGAACTCTGGCTCTGTTTTCGTTCTCGTCTTTATTCCACCATAAGGCACTTTCTGCAAAGTTTCCTGCTGTGGATAAAATTGGCGCAATGTTTTCGGGTACTGTTAAAATTGCCCTGTGAGGATAACCGAAGTCGTAAGCGTCAATAGCTGCATCGATAGGCATTTCAACTATTGGAATACCATTAAATTTCAACTCGGTAACTCCGTTAATCAGTACGTTTCTTTGGCTTTCGCTTGTTTCCAAACTTGCTCCCGCTACTCCTAAAGTAGTTTCGTAATTCTCAATCATTGATTGAGTTGCCAATATAACTTTTCTTTGACGTGGTATTGCTTTCAATGCTTTGGGCTGTCCCGTTACCATTGAATTAAAAGCTGCCATTGCTTCATCTGATGCCAAAGCGGCTGCGTCTGTGTTTGGTGTGGTTGCTACTGAACCACCTGCAAGGTCACCAGTTACATTTGCACCAGTACCATCGTCAAAAGCTACACCAGCTACATTTGCTGTGAATACTAATGTTGTTGTTCCTGTTAATACTAATCCAGCGGCTAAATAAGCGGCTGCATTTGCTGCCACAAAAGCGGCTGTTGTATCTGCAATATCATTATCAAAAGTTGCTGTTTTAGATACTCCTTTAACTACAATTAAAGCTGTTCCACTTGAACCCGTCAAAGTAATTGTGTTAACCTGTGCAACGGCTGCGTTATTCATTGCAACGTGCTTCACTTGGTCAACTGTTGGGCTTGTTGCCGCATTACCGATTAAAGAAGTCCATAACCCATCGACTGGATTAAAGCGAATATCAGCGTCATAGGCTGAACTTACAACCTTATTTGGAAATACGCCTGTTCCTTCTGCCTTTTCAACAATTTTATCGGTATTAGCCAAATAAAATACTTCCATAATTCCTTGAGCGATGCCCATTGAAAATACCAAGTATTCTGCTAATGATAAATATTGCTCGTCTGTTGGCTCAACAAGTGGATCAAGTCCTAAAAGTCCGAAAGGAATTTTAGCCATAAACTCACTTTTGAAAATGTCATTCTGAAACGCATTTTTCAGATCCTCAGTTTGGCGCTGAATTATACTTAAATAATCCTGTTTGCTCCAAGCCCTTTCAGACTTAAATTCGCCTACCGTAAATGCCTTTTGTTTTTGGTTGAGGCTGTTCCGCCTTGAAAGCCGTCTGCGTATGCTGCAAGAGCATTGCCCGCACTTCCGAAAAATGTTAACTTAATGGAACTCGCTCCATCTGTATAAATAGGTTTCATTCCTGTTGGAAGATACCCTGTAAATTGAGGTCGTACAATTATATCAAGTGTTTCTGCACCTGTATAAGTCGAACCCGCTGTTGTCAATGTTGCCATAACTTATAATTTTTAAATTTTTGTATTTCGTCAATAACTGTTTTTGCGTTACTGGCGTGTTTCTTTTCTTTGTCTGTTAACTCTGTTTCAAGCAATGGAGGCTCACCGTTGTTTAGCTTCATCCCTTTTGCTTTCGATGCGTTGTATTCTGTTTCCATTGCATTAAATTTGGTTTGTAAGTCGGCTAAAACTTTTATAGAATCTTCAACCGCTGTTTCGTGATCCGCTTCTATTTTAGTTTTTTCTGTTTCCAATTCTGTTTGCTTAGTCTGTAAATCTTCAACAACTAATTTGTGTGCATCTTCAACCTCATTAACCGCTGTGGCGATTGCTTCAGTATGATCAATTAGTAAAGCCTTGTTAATTACCTCCAATTGTTCAGTTTGTAGGTATGTTCCCTTTTCTTCGTCAATTACCAAACCTTCGATTTCAAGTAATGAATTGACTTCTTTAAATTCTTTATTCATAACAATTTTTATTTTGTTTAATATATCCTGTTTTTCATCTGATGTTAAAATTTTTGCCTGCGCTGTGGGTTTGAAAGTATTATCTATAAATCCAAAAGACTTTGCCTCATCCGCATCAATCCATTTTTCCTCTTCCATTAATGAATGAATCTGTGATTTGCGTTTGCCTGTTTTGTTCTTATAAATGTTTACTATTCTGGAATCCCATACGTCCAATTCGTCGGCTGCTTCCCTTAACTCGTTGGCGTTACCCATTGTCATAGTCCAAGCGTTATGAACCAGAAATAAGGCGTTCTCCGACATTTCGACTTTGCTTGCTCCCATTGCTACAATTGTTCCGCTCGATGCCGTTGCCCCTATTATCTTTGCCGTTACGGGTGCATTGTGCATCTTTAATAAGTCGTGCATAGCTAAAGCGTGATCGACCGACCCGCCTAAACTCGAAACTATTAAATCAATGGGTTTTCCTATGGCTGCTTTAATATCAGCATTTAATGATTCCATTGTGTTACCCTCTTCAAACCAACTTTCGCCAATATCTCCGAATAATTCAATAGTTACTTTTTCAGTTTCATTTCTAATATTCATGCGTCAAATTTACAACACGAATTAGAGTTTTACAAATTGGGATTCCGTCTTTATAGTTGGTAAATTGGTTATAAGGCGCGTCGCTGTTGGTATAAACACAGGACAGTCAGTATCAAAATTAAGCGTCCTATCGTTGCTTTTAATGGCGTATCTATATAGTTTAGGGTAGTACGTTACCTCGTACCCTTTTTGCTCTGCTATGGCTGTTAATCGCTTAATAAATCCTTCCATATAGTACTGGGTGATAGAAACAATTTCTTTGCTATCTTTTCAATCGCTTTGGTAGAGTTCTTGGCTTTCCATACGTTTTTTTTAACGTAAGTCCTGCGCTCTGCTAATTTTGATTTGTTCATATATCCCCGTTTTGTTCAATTAATATAGCTTCATTTTGTGCCTGTAATGCCTCTACTGGGTCGTTAATTACTGCTTTGTCATTAATCCCATTGATTAATCTGTCCACCGATTCATCGGATAACTCTTGTGTGCGCTGCGATGCGTTGGCTACAAATCCGCCCGACTCGTATGTGTTTCCTTTTGCGTTCATTTCTAACAAATTACTTCGCCCCCAGTAATCAGCGGCTTTATTACTAAACATCACTTCTCCGCCCTCTGCCTCAAAACCACTTTGTCCTGCTATTGAAAAAGGTACTCCCCCGTTTGCATGGCTCGCCCCTTTAATTTCTCCACCATCTTCAAATTTAACGCCTGCTATCTTTGCGATATTAACTGCTCCCATTGCTCCAATAATGGCAGCAAGTGCAATTCCTAACCATGCGGGTTGTTCATCCAACGCTCCGATAATTCCTAATGATGTACCTATTATGGCTTTCCCAATTGCAGCTGCTTTATATGCTGCACTTTCCCTATCTGCTATTGCCATTGTCGCATCAAAAGTGGTTTCAGCAATAGTTAAAACATTCTTACCGACAAGTTCCTCAAGTTTCTGTCTTGCCGTACCCAGCTTCATTATTATAGCTTTCCGCTTTTCGGCATAATCCTTTTCACTTATTAGCCCGTCATTAAAATTTCTATTTAAGGCGTCCAGTTGTTTGTCTAATTCAACTTGTCTGTCGTCTGTCGTTTTGGCAAAAAGGTCAGCGGTAAATTGCTGTAATGCTGCTAATCTTTGGGACTCTGGGTCATCCGCAATAGTAGTAACTTCATCTTCAATTTCCTCATCTTCGCCAAGAGTAAAATCTTCTTTTATTGCTTGGTCATATTTGGCTTGTGCAATGGCTTCCTCTTTTTCCAATACCTGTTCCAAATATTCAAGATTTTGTTGCGCTATCTCTAATTTTAAATTATATTCCTTTTGGAGTTCATCATAATCCTTACGTCGAGTAACATCGCTTATATCCGCTAATATTTTAGCAGTTTTGGCAGCTTCATCTTCAATTGCTTTATTCGTTATTTTGGCTGCATCTATTTTCCTTTCATCTGCTATTATACCTGCCTCCTCAACAGCATCTAAACGTTCAACTGCCATTTGGTATATATCTCTTTCAAATTTATCTGAAGAATTTTCTTTATCCTTATTAAATGAAACCCAATTATATAAATCTATCTCATCTAATTTATTTAATTCATCAACTGTTTTCTTACGCTCTGTTATTCCTTTAGCCCCTAAATTAATCAATCCAACACTCCATAAAGATACATATTTATCAAAACCCGACACATATTCATCGGTTAAACTGTTCATAAAATTAGAAATCGTATCAAAAAATGTAGTAAAAAACCCATCACTTTCCCTAAATGTAAGTACAACACCATCCCATGCCGACCCCATGCGAGTCATTGCGTCAATCGTATTATCGGTCTTAGTTGCAACCATTTCATCCAATGCATCGTTTGCCCCCTCTATGGCATCCTTTAATGTTAATACGTCGTCTGCCCCCTCTAATAAAGTGTTAAATGCTGCAACGCTTCTCGTGTCTGTTAACTGTAATGTTTCATTAAGGCTAACTCCCTCGCCTTTTAACTTTGCTAAAGCGGGTATTAAATCCTCGATTGTGTTTACCGAACCACCTAATCTCTGGGCTAAAACTCCGTTGGAATCTGCTAAGTTTAATAATATATTTTTTAGTGCCGTACTCGCTTTTGAACTATCAAACCCTGCGTCTTTTAGTTTACCCATTAATGCAATTGTATCAGCAAGTGAAAACCCAAATGATGCAGCTACTGGACCGACTGTTGATAATACCGTTTCATAATCTGCAAATGATAACGCTGACTTAGTTGTAGCAATTGCTAAAGTTGCAACCGCATCCCCCGAATCCGCTGCTGATAATCCGTAAGCCTTTAGCGCAACCCCCGTTACTTTTGCCGCTGCTGATAGGTCTGCACCTGTGGCTTCCGCTAAATTTAATACTGCGTTGGTTTGTAGTTTAATTTCCTGCGTTGTAAACCCCAACTTTGCTAATTCGTTTTGCAATCCCGATACTTCAACTGCTGTAAATTTTGTCGTTTTACCGTATGCTATTGCCGATTCTGTTAAATCATTAATTTCATCCCGTGTTTTCCCTAATGTCGCTGCGAGTGTGGCATTCGCCTGACCAAATGCTGTTATTATACCAAATGAACTTTTTAAAACTGACACAAATGCTGTAACTCCTGCTGTTACTCCTAAACCCCCTAATAACGCTCCTGCTACACCTTTTAATGCTCCCGTATAATTACCCACATTACGCCCGCTTTTTCCTACCTGTGTATCAAGTTTCTTTAATGCTGCGTCCTGTTTCTTTATGGTTTTTAATAACTTTCCCCCGACTTTATCATTTGCCCTTTCTGCTGCACTTAGGTTTTTCCATTTTACTAAATTGGTTGACATGGCTGCGCTCACTTGTGTATAGCTACCTTTCAATGCCTGTATGCCTCGGATATTATCTTTAGTAACTTTAACCGCTTTTTGTTTTTCATTCTTGAGCCTGATTTGTTCTTTTGTGAGGGCTGTTAACTTTTTGGTTTCCTGCTCTGTTAATCCCTTTTTCAGTCTTTTTGAGTTTTTTATTAATTCATTCCTGGAAGCAGTCACCTTTTTTAATTCTTGCTCAATCTTATTCAGGGCCTGAACTTGTCCGTCAATCCCTTTTATTTCTAATGAAAAAGCTATCTTTTGTGCCATAATTTTATAATGTTGCGTTTTTGCGGGCTTTGATTAATTTAAGCGTACACTCCCCCGTTTCTAAATTGTAATTACTTATGCTTTCTATGTCATACCACCCTGCAAATTTTACATAGTCCAGATAAATAGGCGCACGTAAATCTTTATTCTCTACCAGAGTCAAAATATTGTTAATAACAATTATAGGCAAATACATTTTTACGGTCAAGTCGAATTGTTCGTTTAATTCTAAATTGGTTAACAAATAATCCTTTTGGTAATCTAAAAAGTCCATTGTTAAGTATGGCATATTACCACCCGAGCCACCTCCCCAAGTAATTGACGGCTCACTATTATTACTTATATATTTCAATATACGTAAATCAAAATCATATTCGGGTTCATATTCATCTGTTAGTTTTATGTCTTTCCACATAACAGGGTAAGGAAATTTCCCCCCTGTGATTATCCTGTATGGATCACGTAATATTGTAGCCGCAAATACTCCGTTTCTTATTGTTTTTACTGCTATTTCATTCTGGTTCTCTGGCTCAAATCTGTAACTTTTATATTCATCCGATACGTTTTTATAGTCAACTAAATTTGCATCGTTAGTGTCGTCTTTCATTGCATACAGATACTCATAGATTTTGTTGGCTTTCATCTGGTATTCTCTGCTCGCATAACTCGAAAAGTCCTGACCTGTCGCTCCATGAAAATCTGTTGACTTTTCTATTATAACCGTCTTTGTGTTCTCGTTGGTTAAAAAGTATAAATTTAACATCTGCGCCACTCCCTTAATGAAGTCAATCCTTGTTATGTCTGGTAACATTTCGCTGCTTGTGTAAGCCCAATTTACGCCCCTGCGCCTATCTGGGACTATTTTAAAGTATGAAGTATCTTTGCTTATTGTACAATAGACATATTCTGTCCTTATTCCCGCTGTATTGGTCATCGCTGCTTGAATAATTGTAACTAAAACATGGACGGTTTCATTACCCGTAAATTGTTTTGTCTGTGATTCTAAATAATAATCAATTGCTGTATTTGAAAAAGTATGGGTTACCGCTCCTGTGGTTGCAATTACTCCCGATACTGAACCCACTATATCTATTTGAACTGTTGCCGTTGTAATTGAATTAGGGGGTTTCGGAATACCATAATATCATATTCAGATTTACCTTAAACGTAATCGCCAATGGTGCTGCTACGCTTGCAACTACTGAATACCAATTGTTTGCTGTACTAAAATGTCCCCCGTTATCAAAGAATGGGTCATTTGTTACGTCATTAAAAGGTTGTACTTGATTATTTGCGCCTGCGAATAAAAGCAAATTAACGGATGCTGGAGGGGGTGAACTGGTGTCTACTATCGCCAAATTGTTTAAATCACTCGCCAACATTCCTGCCTCTGCCGAAAATTCTGTTATTGTGTTCTCGGTGTTGATATACACATTTTTCCCGAACAGCATAAACAACGCTTCAAACTCGCTGCCGTCTATATATGTACCCTCAATTGAGTAACCCGCTGCTTTAAAAATAGCTGTTAAAATAGTCTTAACTTTTACAGCGGGATAGCGGTCTATAACATCAACTACATAAACGCCCCCTACAACTTGAAATTGTCCGTAATCTACCAAAGGGTATAAATAATCTTTAGTCCCGTCCACCGCTGCATCAACCACCGCTTTTGTTAATGTGTGTTCAATGGCAGGAATTGACAGGCTGTTTACCTTTGTGGTTTTAGTCTGGTCAATCCAGTTAAAATTATTTGAAAGGAACTGCGCTTTTATTACTCCGAAACTTTTATTATCAACTCCCAGAATTTGGAGTTTCCCTTTAATCTGTACTAAATCAGTTTCCAAATAGGCATCATAAATTTGTTCAGCATTGACCGCATAATCTGAAACGAATCCTAACAATTCACTATTGCCATTTATAGGCAATTGTAGTAACTGGGTCTTAGTCGATTTTGTTTTCTCTGGCTGTCGGCTGTCAGTTATACTTATATTTAGTTTTGGGTTCTGGTTTAATAGCACCAACTCACCCGCATCAATTCGTAATTTTGTCATCTGTTCGTAGTGTTAATATTGGCTTTTTCCAGTTCCTTGAATCGGGTATAAGATTATTGTTTAAAATAATTGCGTTATCAGTGTCGATAGTTATTTTTCTGCTCGTTAATATCTCACTCAACCAATCCAATGTGTCGGGGTCGCTAAACTTCCCTATCACTTTTTTTGTCTGGGTGTTTTTAACTTGTGCTGTGTTCCATTCTGTATTTTGATAACTCTGGGCTTTAACCGCCTGTTTGTTTTCATACTCTGGAAAAGTATATGCGTCAAATCCACCTAATAAGTTTTTCCATTCCACCCTCGCCCCGTTCAAACATTTTAACCGCTGTGATATTGTTATGGTTTCGCTCATTGCTGCGCCTGCGGGTGTGGTGTCAACTATTAAAATTTCTATTGTTTCTGCTGTTACAGGAAATAAAGTGCCGTCAATTAACACTATCCCCCTGTTGTTATTAATTGTAAGTGTGGCGGTGTCTGTCGGTCCAGTTGTTGAACCATTATAATTGTTAAGTGTATATCTTACCTGTACTGATGCTGCTTCCGTTAAGAATGCTAATTGGCAAACTTCGTCTACGTGTTTTTCGGGGTCTTTTTTAACCGTAAGAAATTCGCCAGGAGTGGCAACCGAACAAACATAATCCGTAAATAGCTGCGTTCCATTCAATGCCATATTAAAACCTATTATTGCATCGCCTCCAATTGTGCTAACATGAACGGCTGTGTCTGAATAGCTATTGCCAAATATATCAGTCCAGAAATCCCTAAAAAACAATGAATAAATAATGTTACTTCCTGCAACTGCGGGACTTTGTCCTATTGCCCCCGCTGTGTCAACCTTATCATAAGTAACTAAACCCTGTAATATCTTTGATATGTTGGCTGTGTAAACTCCTGATAATGGTTTTACGTCTTTAGTTGCTACTATTGCCCCCGATACATATACCCATATCCGAACAAATATATTCCTATTGTTTAATTCTAACTTTCCTGACAAGCCTGCATAAGTTGCACTCCATAATAAATTCGTAACAAATGAAGTTCCCGCCACAACCGAGGTAACAACCATATCCGTATTTAAACCGTCAGCCGTATATTCTGTCGCCTCCAATACATCGTCCACTACATAAGTATGCCCCGCTATAATATACTCAACATAAGTTGAAGTTGCAGCGTCAGCCGTTGGAGTTACCGCCCCCTGTACATCTGTCCCGTCCCTGTCCGATGTTGCTGCCCATTCTACTGGATTAAATACTGCGTGATTTGCGTCTGGTGTTACTGTTACTGTTACGCTCATTTTATTGTATGTTTAACGTCCTCAATTAAATTTTTAATGGCAGCCTCCAACATTGTTTTGTCGTACTGCTCAATCATTATGGGTAAATTGTTAGCCTGCTTCAATGTTTCTTTTACGAACCGTTGCCGCCTTGCTGCTATCCGTCTGCTCCCCCTTGTAGGGATACCCTCTTTATATATTTTTTCCTGTATGGCAAACGCCATGCCCTTAACTTGCTCGCCCGATGCTATGCCTTTAATCCTAATCCATTCTATTAATGCTTGTATAGGAACTCGCCTTGCTCCGACCGCTCTGCCAGTATCTACCCATTCCCCGTAATTTTCCATACGACCCTCAATATAAATTATATCTCCTGCCTTTCTGTCCTTTACAGTAAATGTGTCAATTAGCTTTCCTGTCGCCCTATGCTTTTGGGCTAACAGTTCCGCTTTGGCTATTTGCTCTAAGTATTTGTTTATCTGGTTTAGGTTCATTTATTTTTTTATTATCGCCCGCCTTTCGTGTCGGGTTAATTGGCTTTTAAACTTCATGCACTCCTTATGTGCATAAATCCCTTTAGTGGCTTTCTCACCCTCTATTACTTTTCCGCATACTATACAATCCATTAGCAATATAATGTTATGTTAACTGTTATTTCAATTACCCTTACTTCCTGTATTACCATTCCGAAATCATGTAGCAAAATGGGAGTATCACCTAATATTTTTACACTTCCTGTTAAATTGGTTTTAAGTGTTTCAAAGTATCCTATGGCTGTGTCCCATGCTGTTAATCTACTCGAGTTCTTTACATAGATAAATATTTTCTGCTCAAATGTGCTTTGTGAATTTCGGGTCAATAACCAATTGAGCGGATATACTCTTAATAATGGAAAGTCCCTGTTTTGATTTACCTCGTCATTGTACCCGAAAAGGTAATCTATTTCTGTTGCGGTAGAAAGTGCTGTGCTGTATTCTGTTATTGTCATAATTGCAAATTTAGGTTATTTGTCGGGCTTTGTCAACCCCTCTTTTATTATTTAGCACTTCCAGAAAGGAATAAATGTTGTCCTTTAGCGTGTCTTTGTAGTCTTTATAGTAATCCGATACCTCCAAAATAAAAATAAAAAATCCTAATTTAACTCCACCTTTTCCGCTGCCTCCAAATATATGCTCGTAGTCCCTTGCAACCTTTTGCACGAAAGTATCAAACAAAAAAAAACCTCCCAATGATTATCCATTGTTAGTTGCTTAAATTCCTCCGCTCGCTGTATGGCTACCTTTTCAGTAAAAGGCTCGCCCCTGCGCCTTGCAAATACGGCTGTTAGCCCTGCTAATCCCTGCTCACTCATTACCTTTGTTTGTATGGCGGACCGTAAACCCATACCCTCAATAAATGTTGCAGCCGTTTCGTTGGCAAATGGCTTGCTGTCATTCAATACAGTTTCCTCTACTGGCATATAATATTTCTTGCCCTTAAACTTAAAATGTTTTATGCAGCGTAATTCGTATGAGTGTGGGTACATATTATACAATCCTACAACTATTTTTTCTATGTGTTTGAAGTAGAAATCTGTTAACTTATGCTCGGCATATTCTAATATAATCGGAGGTGCATCTGTCAGCACTGCAATAACCTTTTTAAAGTACTCGATGTTATCCGCTGCTTTCACTTGCTTAACTGCTGTGTCGAATTGCTCTTGTGTTTTGGAGTCGTAAACCGCTGTCAATGTCTTTGGCTTTTCTATTGCATTAACCTCCATTGCCATTGCTAAAGTAATTTCGCTCCATTCTGTCCTGACCAGATATTTGGTTTTGTTTACAAGTATTATCATTACTCACAGTTTTTTAGTTGTTCGGTAAATAGTTTTTCCTGATCGTGATAATAAGTCATAAACTCCGTGAACTCCTCCGCTGTTTTATTACCATGGTGAACTTCGTAAATAAAAACGTTGTATTCATCGCATAGGTGTATCTGGTTAACCTTTACCATTTCGCATGAAATCTTTGTTTCCTCTTTTTGCGCAACTCATAAATAATGCTAATACTACTAAAATTAATAAGTGTTTCATAGTTATATGATTTTAAATATACTTCTGTTATTTCCGTAAATAAAATATCCGCCCGCATCTATCGGGTGATCTAATCCTGTCGTTTTGTCTGGCTCTCCATTCTTATATGATTGTTTTTCCAAACACTCCGTATATTCTGGGCAATTATTACTATTAACATAGTAAGTTATCTCACCTGTCTTTGGGTTTTTGAAAGCTGAGTTCATCGCATTAACTCTGTCCCTTACAGGTGGGTTTGAACTTTGATGTCGTACTGTAAAACCTGAATTTCTTAACAGGTCGATGTCAGATTTACCCGATGTTTTTCTATTCTTACCGCTTGCATCTGGATAAATAACCATTTTGTTTTGTACTTGCTTTTCAAAAGGGTAATCATTTGCTCAGTATCATAAACATTAACCAATTCTGCAACTGCGATTTTTATATTCCCGTCAATAACATGAATAATCGATGCCATTTTAGTTATATTAAAGTCCATACCTATATGTAATATGTCGTTAGGCTGTACAACCCTATCGGAGTGATGTGTACCACGATTATAATTTTTATATACTGTTCCATCTGTAAGGTTAACAAATTCACCATGTAGTAGGCTCTTAGTTGTTCATGGTCGTATTGTTCCATTAACCCCTGGATATACCCTTCACCCAAATTTGCCTTATTATCGAGCGTGTCTAATTGAAACAGTATTTTATTATCGTTTGCTTTTTTGACAAAGAAATTATACATATAACTAAATCCCTCTGGTGTTGACACAAAGTCCATTTTGTTGGGAGTATTCTTTTTGAATGAATTTCTGGAACTTATCCGCTTCATTGCAGGCACTTGCTTATTGGTGTGAACAACGTCCACTTCATCAACTATTGAGTACCCTACTGAATAACTTACTATCCTATCGGGCGTGTCCATTGATCGCATCCATATTTCACCGTATGGAGTTATTAATTTACTTTCTTTTTTGTTGTGGTGAACTGATATATTAATACTGTCGAATAACTCTTTCATTGTGGGTGCGAGCATATCGTCAATTAATCCGTAGGTAGGCAAGTAATATGCTATCGGTACATTTGGGCTTTGGAGTAATTCTGTTATCGCTTTAATCTTTGCAGAAAGTGATTTGCCAGACTGGTAACCTCCTACTATTCCTGAGTGTAATTTTTTAGACTTAATAAAAGCCTGTTGATCTGGTCTTAATCTACTAAGGTTTAATTTACCTTTAGAATCTATGTAGATTATGTTACTCATCAAATGTGATTCCTGTTATTACCCTTCTGTAACATTTGCATCTAATTGAGTACTTTGCATTCTAGGCTTAAAATAGTTTAATAATTTACCAAACTGATCTAAATATTCATCATCTGGTAAATCATTTAATATATCCATTGCTCGTTTTGCTCCTGCATCGGTTAAGAAGTCGCCTAACTGCTCCCATTGTTTAGTTTTGATATGTTTGCCCCCTTTTGCCCCTGCTTTCTTTGCTGTTTCAGTAGTAAACTTACTCATCGTTTTTTTGCGTTAATAACGTATTTATCCTACAAATGTAATACTTTTTTTCTAAATGTCAAATATATGAATATCTAAAGCATTACTTCTACAAGTACTTTTCTAAATTAATAGAACTCATAATCAAAACATTTGTGCTTCTAACCTGATTTAGGTATGTAATGCAATCTCCATTGCTACATTTTCACTCAACCCCTTTTGTATCTACCATAAGTAGCTTGTAGTCGCCTGTTATCAGCTTCGGGATAGAGCAGGACTTTAAAGGTTGTTTTTGATTATGGCTCAACAATTTTACATCCTTTTTGTTTATGTTCGGAAAGTTCAACATTGTATTGGTGTTTATTTTAAAATTCTAATTCTGTTTGTTCTATGTTTTGTTTTGTTATAATCTCCTATATTTATTTGTCATAATCTTTAATTTAGTTCGTTAAATTTTTTATTCCCCATTGTTCTGCCATTGCACTGGCTATTCCTGGAAATGTCTTGCTTCTTAATTTTGTTCTCTCTGGTCCAGGTGACATTTTCCATATTCTTTGTTCCCTACCTGTAACTATATTGGCAGGATTCAATTTAGGCAAACCTTTTAACCATAAACACGTCGCTTTTGTTTCTCCATGTCCAAACTGCCAAGGCTGTATTATTTGGTCTGGCTTTCTGTATAAAGAACTCATTATTCCTATCGGATTTTCAATAGCAATATATTCATTTTTAAGCATAGTAAAAAACTCAAAAAATTGAATACTTTTTTGCTGCCTACCGTCCGCTTGTTTTTCTTTAAACCACCTTGCACCGCTTACAGCTAAATCTGTACATGGAGGAAATGCTATCACCATATCATATTCACATCTATGAATCATAGTATTATCATGCCTTAATACATTCCTAACATCATCTTGTATATGCCATTCGGGATATCCGCCTGAACATGGTAATAAATCACAGCTAAATGCTTTATGTCCTCTTTTACGTAGTTCAATACATACTGCCTGACTTTCCTCACATGCTAATAATATTTTCATAACTTATTCGTTTAAAATTAATGATAATCTGTCCTTAATAATCGAAAAATACTTCATATTCAGATAACACCTCGTATTTGTTTAGGTAATAAAGCAAAGTACTTCTATCCCTATTCATTATTTGTGCAAATATGTGATCCGGTATTAATCTGAACTTCTTATTTATTGCGAATGTTATTATTATCCGAGCATAGACTAATTCCCGTTTTCGCCATTTGCTCCTTAATTCTGTTTTATCAACGCCTAACAATGAAACACATCTTTCATAAAAGCGGATGTACTCAGGTAAATTATGTTCCTTATGCCATTGCTCAATAATATTTATCGCTTTCACGTATTGGAGTTTGGTTACCATACTAAAAGGGCAAATCATCCTTTGGTAATCCGTCCCCCCGTTGCTTCATTATTAACCGCTGTTTTCTGCTCGCTGTCGGCTTTTCTTTGCCCGCTTAACGGTTTGGCTGTCCTCGCCACTATTTCCGTTACATAGCGTTTTTTACCTTCTTTGTCATCGTATGATCTGGTCGTTATTTTTCCCGTGATCGCAACCAAATCCCCTTTTTTTAATTTGGTTTCTCTGAATATAGCGATGTTATGCCATTCCGTTGTTTCCACCCACTCGCCTTTTTTGTCTTTGTAGCTGTCGTTTGTGGCTACTGTTAGCGATGTCTTTTTGTTCCCGTTCTCAAACGTGAATATCTCTGGGTCTTTTCCAACCCGTCCGACTAATTGTACGTTGTTCATAGTTTATACCTCCAATAATTCGTTTAACAATTTGATTTTAGCTTCAATTATCTCACTTTTTACAGACCTGAATTTCATTTCTGCCTGAACGTTTATTAACTCCTGCATTAATAATTCTTTTTCTCATCGATAGATTTCTCTAAATTTGATTTTTTACTCATAGTTTTCTTTTTATGTAAATGTCATTATTCGTTTCTCCTGTTTCAATATATTTCTCCGTTACCAATTCCGTTAATGCGTCCCGAAACTGTTTTAATGTTATGCGTGGAAATTCCTTTTGTAGAAATCGGAATATCTCACGGCTTAATACATATGTAGGCTCTCGCTTTTCCCTTTCCTTATTTTCGGTTTCAGATTTTACTCTGCTGATAATCGCTTCTTTTATGCTCATTGTTTTAGTTTTTAAGAAATAATTTTGCTTCTTTAAGTTTAGTAATTAATATATCAATATCAGCTTCGGTTAAAAAGAATGCAGCATTATCAATTTCTTCATCACAGTCATCATTTCCCATCCAATACTCCTCACAGGTGATAATAACTTCTTTATTCATCATTGTTCTGGTTCTTAGCGTTAATGTTCTTTCACCCCTTTTTAAATTTAATTTTTCCATGTCATTGTTTTTTAATTTCGTATAAATTTCTGTACTCTGCTCTTAAAATTTCTTTTTCGTATGGTAGGCTTTGTGGTCCTCCTGGTGTGCGTGTTCCTCTGGGGTCATTAACATAATGTTGTCGGGGTTTAATTTAAACTTACTGTATGTCCCTTTCGGTAAAACGTGAGCGAATTGAAAATGCCACTTAAAATGTCCAATAGGATATAATGGGCTTCCAGTTAATTCGCTTTTGTGTTCTCTGGTTTCCCATATCCATATAAACATTTCACGTTGATTTTTAAATTTCATAGCTTTTCTATTTCGGTTTTTACTTCGTGCCAGTATTCAGCACTAAACTTCTCGGGTCTTTTATATGCCAATAGATGTTCTGTTGAATCCAATATCTCATCAGCGGCTATTAATGCACATTGTTTGGCTATCAATGTGCATAATATTTCATTCCCACAATCAGTATCCTCATTCATCAATACTATTCTAAAAGTATCTACTAAATCGTTTGATTTTTCTTTTGGTGTCATAATCTTAATTTTAAATAAAAAAGGCAGAGGAACGTATCACCGGAAACCCCTGCCTTAAATTAGCTAATTATGTCTTTTTGTGATACGTTGGTGCAAATATACAACATTATTTCTAATTATCATAACTCTATTTGTATTTGCTCATTTGGACTTGGTATTTGTACATTCAAATACTCTGCACTCCATTGCTGTATTTGTTCAATATATCC